AACGGCACGGCTTCTGCGGCGGCGGGCGGTGCAATCAATGTTGCTGGCACCGCAGGGATAGCAGCGTCTCCGGGTATTGTGGCTGGTACATTGTATCCTGCTGGCGGTGGTGGTGGCGGTGGCGCTGGCTCTACTGGCAACGGTGGTGCAGGCGGAGCAGGTGGCAATTACGGCGCTGGTGGCGGCGGTGGCGGTGCAGGTAACAGCTCTAGCGGCTTTGTCGGTGGTGTCGGCGGAGCAGGCGCCCCAGGCATTGTAATCATTATGGAGTACTAAAGATGGCTGAAGTAGATCGTTGGGTTATCATTTCTCTTGCTGACGAAACGCGGCAAGAGTTTGATCCGCAGCTTGGCCCGCGAGAGGTAGTGATTCCTGCGGGGACCGTGGTGAACATCTGTCTGTGGGATGGTGAAACCCAGTGGGTTCCGCCTGAAGGCACTCGCGTAATGCGTGAAGCTGAATATCTTGCGAAGGGAAATACTGATGCCTAAGATGGTTGAGAAGCTCGCGAAGAAGATGAAGGCAAAGGGTATGCCGGAAGCCGCGGCAAATGCTATCGCTACGAAGGTCGCGCAGAAGGCTGGCAAGATGAAGCCCGCCGCCAAGAAGAAGGTGAAGAAGTAATGAGCGTTACAATCTCTGGGATGGTGCCTGTAGCCTTGTCAAGCTCTTCTGGTTGGTCTACCGAGCAGATTCTTTCCGCGCTGTGCGCGGCGGTGTCTCAGTATGGCGGCGCGGAGCCGGTGTCAGTCAGCATCACGATTACTGGTCTGACAACTTCCGGCGCGGTCAAGCTGCAGAATCTTCCAACGAGCGCTTCTGGCCTTGCCGCTGGCACGGTTTGGAACTCTTCTGGCACGCTGCGTATTGTGTAAGCGTGTGCAGCAATAGCCGCGCTGAGAAATTATTTAGCGCGTCTATTGCTGATTGCTTTTTAGTTTCAGCGCAGCCGTAGCAGGCGTAAATAGTATGGTGTCCTGATGAGTACTTCAATCACGTATTCTACGATGGTTCCGGCGCAGGACGGCTTTTACGTTGCGCTTCGAGGACAGACAACGTTTGCCAATAATCTAATTCTTGTTGGCTCAGCCACTGGTAGTCCGGTGCAGTTGCAAGCTACAGGTTCTGACGCAAATATTTCGATTGCGATTGTTCCGAAAGGCACAGGCAACACGCAGATCGGAACCAACTTTGCAAATTACTTTACGCTGGTAGGCGCAGCCGCGGGTGGAAACCCTACGCTTGCTGCGGCTGGCGTCGATGCAAATATCAATATTTCTGCGCAGCCTAAAGGCACGGGCAGTTTCTGGACGCCGAAGCTTGTTGTTAATACAACTGCGCCGTCAGCTTCTCCGGCTAATGTGTTTAACCGTGTTTCGGTAACTGCGCCATTTACAGCGCTTTCTAACACAAATCTGAATCTTGTGCGATTTGGCGGCAATTTCTTTGGCACTTTGACGGGTTCACCTGGCCCTGTTGGTGTTAATTTTCTTGTTGCAGCTGATACCGACAATGTAAACGCAACCGAAGGATTTACTCTTGCGTATGTCGGACAGAGCATAACGTCTGGCGCTATCGGCGGACGCACAACTTTTCAGTCTCGCCTCGACGTAAATGCGAATGTCGATGCTGGCACAATGATTTACTACACAGCGCAAGGGCGGCAGGCTGTTGTAACAGGTAGTCTTGGCGGTGTGCATTTTAGCACTAAAGGCGCTGTCTTTGGTGGTAACGGTCTAGCTGAACTACACGCTGCTTCAGGAACAAAGCCTGGCGCAGGCATGAACATTGGGCAGCTTGTTTCGGACGAATTGAATACTGCGGCTGAGTTTGGCACGCAGGCGTATTGGCATCACCTGCAGCAGATTGTGCCGCGATCAAATCATGTCACGCGCGGAGTGACAAGCGACGCTGGTGTTATCTTTGCAAGCCAGCCGCTGACCGCAGGCACGCTGCGTAAGGGCATAAGCTTTGGCGCGGTCAATGGACAATGGTCGTTCAGCAATAGCTCACAGCTTGTTGGCTCGTTTCCAACGAATACTGGAGGCGCAGCCTATTCTGTTGCAGACGGCATTGACTTCTCGTATATTTCTTTTGTGCGCAATGTGTTTATGACTTCAGGCGCAGCGCTTGATGGAAATAATAATTTTGGAGCGCAGATTACCGCGGGTGTTTCAGTTCAAACTCGCGATGGTATTGTTGCAAGAACCGCTGTTGTAAACACGATCACGGTTCTTGACTCTGGCCTTTGGGCCATCGGTTCTACGCCTACGCTGACGGTTGATGCGCCGCCTGGAAGCGGCACAAACGCAACTGCAAGTATTGCAACGTGGAACTGCGGGCGTGTTGGACGAATTGATACGGCAGGCAGCGGATACGCGATTGGTAATATCCTGCTTGATACTGGCGGCACAGCTTCTACGTTTGCAGCCTTTAAGGTTATTAAGGTCAGCGCGACTGGCGGTGTCACCGATCTGTTGCCGATTGCTGCCTATGTAACGGGTAGTATTTCTGGCACAACGCTTACGTCTTCTGCGGCTACTTATAGCAATCTTGCGATTGGTATGGTGCTCGACGGAACGGGCGTTGAAAACGGCACGTATATTGTCTCCGGTTCGCATCCGACCTGGACGGTTTCGCGTTCGCAGACTGTCGCAAGCACTGTTATTGTCGGCATGACTGAAGACAATACCAGCGGAAGCTACACTGTGCGCAGTGGCGCAGCGACTACTCTTAGCGGCGGCAGCGGCACGCTTTGCGCTGTTACGTTGCTTTTTGGTATTGCGACAGCAACAGTTACTCTTGCCGGCACAAACTACGCGCAGTATCCGGCGCCGAAGTGCCGTGCGAGCACAAGCGGGCAGTATCGCCCTGCTTCGTTTCTGGTGACAATGACCGCGACGCAAACAGCGCTGGCGCTTAATCCAGGCGCGGGTCTGACTGTTACCGCATCAGCGCTTGGCAATTACGCAAATGACGCTGCTGCTTCTGCCGGTGGTGTTGCAGTCAACGGCGTTTATCGCAATGGTTCTGTTCTTCAAGTAAGGGTGGTATAAAATGTCCGAAACTTCCCAGCACACACTGTCGCTTACGAAAGAAGAGCTTTCGCTTGTAATTCTTGGGTTAGGCGAACTGCCGACCAAGCACACGTATACGCTTGTGAAAAAGCTTGAGGCGCTGATTCCAGCACCCACGCCAAATGAAAATACCTGAGCGCCCGTGGACGCAGTATCGCGTTCGGAAGTTCACGGAAGTTATTCTTGACGAAGAAGACTTGCCGAGAGTGCAGTTGCCCTCCTGGTGCGTTGTCATGCGGAACAAAAGATACCGGGGAGAATATCGCCGGTATCCATATATCTTTCTGCGGTGCGTGACTCGCTGGAAAGAATACCACATTTCGTTTGGGCAGTATCTTTTAGATCTGCCGGTTGGAAGCCGAGTTGATTTTATCAATCGGGATCGACTGGACTTTCGGAAAAGCAATCTTCGCGTGAATTCGCTTCCGTTAAAGTTGGAAGCCTTCGATTGGAAAGCGCATGTCTTGGCTCAAGGGACTGACGGATTCACTTGGCTTGACCTCAACCGGGCCAAGCGCCGCGACGTTAGAGCAGATTAAAAACGCACCGATCGGCACGCAGAGTCTCGGCGAGCAGCGTGTAAGCTCGTTCGATGAAGATTTGCAGAAAGCCTTCAAGCCGCTTGTGCGCGGTTGGCAGCCAGGACAAGCGCCGCTTACGCAAGATCAATACGATCGCATTCAAGCAGCAAGCCTGGATCTTTTCGATAAGCTTGGAATGACAAGCCCGATGGGCGCACAGCCCTCGCGTGTTGTCGCTGCGAGCATGCGAAAGGCGGTGAGGTCTCCGCCGAAAACTTATGCAGAGGCGAAGACGCCCGCAGCGCAAGAAGTAGAATTTCAGCATGCCTCCCCGCACAAGTTCAGCAATGTAGATGAGGCCAATCCTTACGGGAAGTTTGACGAGGCGCATCTGCTGAAGGGCGAAGGCGCAACTGTCTACGGTCCAGGCGCGGCCTACGTGAGTACGGCAGAGCCGACGCATCAAAATTACTTGAATGCTTTCCGCGGTAAAAATATTACTAGAGATTCTTTTGCGCCGATTGAACAGCGTTTTGGATCGCTTCCAAAATTCTTAGAAAAAGAATTAGTTAGCCGTCCGTGGACGCATCCACGCAAGCTTGATGAGTCTCTTGCGCGCCAAGAAATGCAGATTGACCGATCTTTGCAGCAATATAAAATGTTAGCTGCTGATCCACAAAATACTCCACAGCAAAAAGCGGCTTGGCAAGAGCGCATTGCTGCAAAAGAACAAGAATTAAAAGATTTGCAAGCAGCAGATAATTGGCTTCAGCCGATTATTAAAACTGGAAAATCTTTTGAAAATCTTGGATTGGACACACGTGCATACAGCTATCGCGGCACAATCGCGGAGGACCCCGCGCGCACACTGCTTTTTGATAAGCCGTTGAGTAAGCAGCTGCCGGAAGTGCAGGCTGCGCTTGCGCGGTCCAGCAGTGAAGTGCGTAAGGTATTAGGTCGGGGCGGGCGTGACGGAGAAGCATCATTGGCTGCTCTTAAGTGGGACCAAGAAAAAGCTTTAATTGAACATTTCAATATTCGAGGTGATCGGTCTGACGCGGCTTGGGATAAATACATGCAGCTTGCACGCTCAAATCCGCAAGTGTTGTTGCGAGAGCCTAATCTTTCTCCGAAAGCGCGTGAGGCAGTCGAAGCTTTGATTGCTCAAAAAAATCCACAACACCCGTTTACAAACACAAGTTCGCCCGTAGGCGATTATATCAAAAACTATCGCGCCAGTCCCAAAACAGTTCAGCGTCTCCGTGACGCCGGAATTGATCTGATCAAATATCGCGGAAGTTCTGAATCGCCCAACTACGTTGTGGTGAATCCGGCTGCGGCGAAGATTCGCCAGCGCACGCCTGGTATTGCGGCAACCTTTGGCACGGGTGAACTTGCGCGGCAGCTCTACGAAAGCATCTACGGAAAGGACGCGCAATGACCGAAGAAACTTTCAACCCAGAAAACGTAGAAGAGTTCAAGGAAGCGTTCTACGCCTTTCTTGCTTACGTAAAGATCGACTCAAAGGACTACGGCCCGAACACGGACTTTGAGCCGTTCTTCGCGCAGAAGCGTTTTCTGGAAGAAGTCTTCTCCGGGCTTGGCGAAGATATCCACTGGTTTGTTGTGCTGAAAGCGCGCCAGCTTGGCATCACGACGGTTAGCTTCGCGCTGGATCTTTTCTGGATCAGCTACTTCAAGGGCTTGCAGGGCGCGATCGTTTACGATACTGAAGGCAACCGCGACAAGGGCAGATTGCTCTTCACGCGTATGATGGGCAGCTTGCCGAAGCAGTTTAGCGTTCCAGTTATCAGTCACAACAAGAACGGTCTTGTTCTCGCGAACGGTTCTTCTATCGACTACCTTGTAGCTGGCACGAAGAAGAACTCTGGCCTTGGCCGCAGCCGCGCTTACAACTTCTTGCACGCGACTGAGTGTTCTTCTTGGGGCGATCAAGAAGGACTGGAGGCGCTGCAGAAGTCCCTCTCCGATGTATTCCCTGCTCGACTCTATGTGTTTGAGTCCACGGCTAAGGGCTACAACATCTTCTACAATATGTGGGAGTCCGCAAACGAAGATGCGCTGACGAAGAAGCCGATCTTCATTGGCTGGTGGGCGAAGGAATCTTACAGCTTCAATCCGCGCGCTTCGCTGAAGGAAGCGCAGCTCTTTGAGCGCTACGCTAAAGCGCCGATCAGCGAAGACGAGCAAGACAAGATCGACTACGTTAAGGAGCACTATGGCTTCGACGTAACGATGGAACAGCTTGCGTGGTATCGGTATAAGCGCGACCCATCTGGCGAACGAGATGAGGGGGATATTCCGCTAGACTCAACGATTGAGCAGGAACTTCCCTGGCACGAAGAAGAAGCTTTCATGATGACGGGGCTGGGCTTTTTCCCAGCCAAGCAAATCAAAGAGCTGCAGAAGGAGGTTATCCAGCTTCCGTTCCACGGCTACCGTTACATGGCTGGCGAGAACTTTCTTGCCTGCACGATTGAGCCGGTGAAGAATGTGAAGTTTGCAGACCTGAAGATCTGGGAGCAGCCTGACCCACTTGGAACGTATGTGATTGGTGCTGACCCTGCGTATGGCTCAAGCGATGAAGCCGATCGCTTTTGCGCGCAAGTTTTCAAGGTCTACTCCGATGGTATGGATCAAGTAGCTGAGTTCTGCACGCCGATGATTAAGGCGTATCAGTTCGCTTGGGTGCTCGCGCACCTAGCAGGTGCTTATAGCAATGCGCGCTTGCTGCTGGAGCTGAATGGTCCTGGCGAAGCTGTCTTTACGGAGTTCCGTAATCTTAAAAACATGCTGCAGCAGGGTATGCTTACGAATGCTTCGGATGATCCGGCGCTGCGGAATATTCTTGGCAACGTTAAGAACTACATGTATAAGCGAGTGGACTCTTTCGGTGGCGCCAGCGCTTACCACTGGAAAACTAACCTGCAAAACAAGCTGGTTATTTTCAATCAGTTCCGTGATGGTTTTACGCTGAATCAGATTCGGCTGAAAAGCTTTCCGCTGCTTGAGGAGATGCAGACTATCGTGCAGCAAGGGCTGTCTGTCCGCGGCGATGGTAACTCTAAAGACGATCGCGTGATGGCTGCTGCGCTTGCAACACGCGCCTGGATTGATGGTGAGCGTCCGAGGTTGCAATCCCAAGGCACTACCCGCGAGGTCGTCTCGAAGAGGGGCGTTGTATCGCGGAATGATGTTGCGTCAGAACATATGCAAATGATCGTGAAGGATCATTTTTCGCAGTTGCAGGTGCAGCGCGAGCAGATAATGCGCACAGCGCGAAACGCACACAGGGTGTGGTGATGGCAAAGCCTGGGCTGTATTCAAATATCAACGCGAAGCGTAAGCGGATTGAGAAAGGCTCAGGCGAAAAGATGCGCAAGCCCGGCGCTAAAGGCGCGCCCAGCGCAAAGGCTTTTCGTGAATCGGCAAAGACGGCGAAGCGATAATGGCAAAGAACGCAAAGCTTTCTGTCGGACGCGGCGAGAAGTTGCCGGTGTCGAAAGGTGCAGGGCTTACTGCGAAGGGCCGTGCGAAGTATAACCGGGAAACGGGCAGCAACCTAAAAGCGCCTGCGCCGAACCCGAAGACCTCTACCGATGCGGCGCGCAAGAAAAGCTTTTGCGCGCGCTCAAAGAGTTGGACTGGCGAGCGCGGTAAGGCCGCGCGTAAGCGATGGGGTTGTTAATGCCGATCATGCGGACGTATGAGTGCCCGGATTGCAATGGGCGCTTTCGATTTCTCCATATGACGCGGCAGGAGCCGCCGCCTGCTGAGTGCGAGCTTTGCGGTGCGAATATGGGCGGTGCGCCTGAACCCGCGCTTTCTGCTCCTGCTATTGGCGGTAGCGCAATCGCCCGCAGCGTGGATAAGATTTGGAACGATGCCTCAAAGAATGGCGTCGGTAACATGCGTGATGGACTGCGAGAAGGCGACGTTGCAGCGCCTCGTGTAAACAATCCAGTCACGCAATACGCGGATCAAGTCGGGCATCAGTATTTCCAAGGCGGCGCTGGCGCTGGTGTGCGAATGCCGACTGATCCGAATGTCTCGAACGTGATGACCATGATCCAGGGTAATCGTCCGTCGAAGCCGCGGGGGATGAATCGGTGAGGCTTCCTACAGACCAAAAACGGCTAATCGCAAAGATTGAGCGGCTTATCGAAGAATGCTTTGATTCCGCTGACGATCGCGCAAGTCAAGCGCAGCGGCTGAAGACTTGGGCCTTTACAGGTTCGGGCGATGGCGATGCTGCGATCTACAACCGGCTCGATCCGCATATTGACCGCATGGCGAGCTACTTGTTCTCGCCAGTTGATCTTCGATTCCATGTGGAGTTTGAAGATGAGGTTGATCCGCGGTTTCTTGCGCAGGCTGATCGCGCAGGCCAATACCTATCGAAGCAGATCGAGAAGGCCGACATTGACATTCAGTTCAGTGCTGGCGTAGAAGAGGCGCTTCGTTATGGTGCAGCGATTCAGAAGGTCTATTGGACCAACCGCGGCCTCGCATCAAAGCTTATCATGCACTGGAACTTTGGCGTTTCGCGCGAAGACCTGAACACTCTAGACGAACAAGAGTGTATGGTTGAGCGAATGCTGATCAC